ATTAAATAATCCATTATGAAAACTCTAAATGAGAAACTTGCGACTATACAGACGCAATTTAAGTCAAAGAAATCAAGGTATAATAGCTTTGGAAAGTATAACTTCCGTAGTGCTGAGGACATCCTTGAGGCAACAAAACCATTCCTATTAGATTTAGGAGTGTCGGTGACAGTGAACGAAGAACTCGTATGCACAGAGCCGTTTCCAATTCTAAAGTCAATAGCCACCATATCTGATGGCAAGGACTCCATAGAAGCAGTGGCAATCGTAGGTATAGACCTAGACCAAAAGGGTATGCAGATGCCACAGAAGTTTGGTAGTGCTTCGTCGTACGGCAAGAAGTATGCTTTAGGTAACTTATTCTTAATAGATGATACTGCCGATAGCGATGCGAGTAACAACCACGGTTCTGTAAAAGAGGAGGTTCACAAGAGTATTAGTTCTGTAAAGGATGAGGCTTACAAAAAAGCCGCAGAGTACATCAAAAGCGGTGGTAAGTTAGAAGCTATCAAACAGAAGTACAAACTATCATCAAGTGTTGAATCTAAACTAAAATCATTGTAATATGGAAGCTAAAGAACAAGTAATAGAAAAGTTAAAAGACGATACGTTGTACTATGGCGAGTATGGTCAGCAGTTTTTAAGTAACTCAAACATTGGTACACTACTCACTAATCCACTATCATTAAAAGAGAATACCAAGACCACCTCGGCAATGATATTTGGTAGCTACTTTCATACGGCAATACTTGAGAAGGATAAGCTACACAAGTTTAAAATCATTGAGGCTAACACACGAACTACTAAGGTGTATAAAGAACTTAGTGGTGGAGAGATGTGTATGCTGCAACACGAGGTAGATATGGCTGATGTTATGGTGGACAAACTACTTGACAACAACGTGTTTTCATCTATGATAAATGTAGGTGAGGTTGAACACGAAGTCCCAGGAGTTAAAGAGATTATGGGTAATATGTGGAAGGGTAAGGCTGATGTTATTAACCACGATGACAAACTTATAATTGACATCAAGACATCATCTGACATCAACTCATTTCACTTCTCAGCTAATAAGTACAACTACGATTCACAAGCGTACCTATATCGAGAGATATTTGGTTACGATATGGTATTCTTAGTGATTGACAAGAACACACATCAGATGGGTCTATTTGACTGCTCAGAAAACTTCTATGAGAGAGGTAGAGAGAAGGTCGTTAAGGCTACTGAGGTATACGATTTGTTCTACAAGGACGAATCATTTGACGCAAAACAATTTTTTATAAACCGTACGTTATAGTACACAAAACAATTAATTATGGCTAGTTTAATAACAGCAAGTATCAATTTAAGTAAAATAGATAAGAGTAAAATTATCGAAGGTAAAAAAGGTCAGTACCTACCAATAACAATATCGTTGAACGATGACTTAGACCAATTCGGCAATCAAGGTAATATGATAATCTCTCAGTCAAAGGAAGAGAGAGACGCTAAGGCAGAGAAGTCTTACTTAGGTAACGTAAAGGTAGTTTGGACTAACGGTGACAATGTAGCTGCTGCTCCAAGAGAAGAGCAACAAACTCAAAGTAATTCAACAGTAAAAGATGACTTACCGTTTTAATTAGTACTTTTACACTGTAGTTGCAGTCGAATAAATAGGCAACCTAAGGAAACTATATAAACCCTTGTGATGAAATCAGCTTCGACTCTGATGGATTTGCAGGGGTTTTTTATTAAACAACAACGAAATGAGTAAGAGATTAGGCTACACATTCTATCCAAAAGATTGGAGAAGCGATGACAAAGTTATAATGCTTAATGCAGAAGAAAGAGATATGTTTCGGTTCTTTATTGATGAGTGCCACATAAAAAGTTCATCAAAACTTGAGTGGAACTTAGGATATCTTCGCAGAATCTTGGGACATAACAAGCAAAAAGTTGAAAGAATCTTTAAAGTTTTATGCAACTTTGAGTTAGTTTACCGAGAGGGTGATTACATTGTCATCCCTAGTGTTATCAATAGGTTAGGGTTTATTGACGAGCAATCTGAGAGGGGTAAATTAGGAGGTTCTGCTAAGAGTAGGATTCTAGCCAAAGAGAAAGAGAAAGAGAAAGAGAAAGAGAAAGGGGAATTAGAAGACCCAAAGGTTAAGTTTTTAAAATGGTTTAACGAGTCAAGAACTCATCACTTAAAAATACCATCTAACTTTAACAACCTTACCAACCAAGACAGAATGAATCTAAGTGACTTAAAAAAAGATTATAGCAAGGAAGACTTTAACAAGGCTATAAAATCTTTTTGTGAGGACAAGTGGTGGGTAAAGAAGAAGAACATAACTCCTAAGCACTTCTTAGACCAAGACAACTTCGCTAAGTTCTTAAATGCTTACGAGCCTACAAAGACAATCGGACAAAAACTAATGGGATAATTATGATATTAGATAAAGGATTTGCAGACAAGTATCTTGATGATGTAATAAACGACAGAATAAAATTAGGTTTAGGTTTAGGCTTACCAACTTTCGACACTCACTACAGATTTAAACAAGGGGAGTTTACAATCATTAACGGCTTAGATAACGTAGGTAAAACAGATTGGCTACTATGGTATTTCTGTGCATTAAGCGTAACACAAGGACTTAAATTTTGTGTTTGGAGTGGAGAGAATAAGGCAGGTCAGTTGGTTAAGAGATTAATCCAATGGAAGATTGGTAAGTATGTAAACAAGGCTGACGAGTTAGATATCTACAATGCTAAGGCTTGGGTTGAGGAGCATTTTAGGTTCATTGACAATACGGGATTCTACAAGTCAGAAGAACTATTTTCAATGTTTGAAAGCTTAGATGTAAATGCAGTTCTTATTGACCCTTACACGGGGATGAATAGAGATTACACTCACGCTGCTAACTATGACTTCTTAAACGAAAGTAGGAAGTTTGTTAACCAAACTAAAAAGAGTTTGTTTGTAAACACCCACCCTAACACAGAGGCAGCTAGAAGAATCTACGGATTAGAACACGAATACTATGGCTATCCTATGCCACCAAGTCGTTCACAAAGTGAAGGCGGCCAGCCATTCGCCAATCGCCCCGATAACTTTATAACGATTCACAGATTAATTGGGCATCCACTAATGAAGTTTAATACTCAAGTGTACATCAGAAAGGTGAAGGATACAGAGACTGGTGGAGAGCCTAATGCAATTGATGACCCAATTATTTTTGAATACAACAAGGGGCTTGGGTTTGTAAGCGATGGTATTAATATAGTGAATAATATTATACGACCCGACCTACAATTTCAGCCATTACTACCAAATAATGATTTTGATAGTAACCAAGACCCATTTTAATTATGATACTAACAGACGAACAAATACAAAAAGCGTTGGATAGAAAAGAATCCTTTGCACTAACAGATAAAGAGATTGAGAAGTTGTGGTACGAAGCAAGTTTGAAAAAGAATATTGATTTGCTTAAAATAATAGCCGCAGAGCATACTTTAATCTTAGATGCTATGTTTGTAAAGGCTGTTAAATTAGACAAAGCTAAAGCCTTTAAATTATTAGATATTAAAGAATACATATACTCTACGATTCACGTTCATAAAATAAACAACCTACAGGCTGAGTTGATTGATAGCTTAAATTTGCAGCTATTTGAACAAGCCAGGAGGTATAGGGATATGGAGTTAGAAAACGAAAAACTTAAATCAAACATTTAATCGTAGTAGAATTTCGAGAAAGATATTTGTTTTAGGTAACATACTCGAATTATTACTAAACAACAAAAGGAAAATATGAGTGACATTAAAATACATAGCATCTGCATAGGGTCAGTCGTTGGATGTAATCACGCAATTGATAATTTTAAACGAGGGTTTCGTTACGAAATTATTACGATGGGAATAAAGGATAGTAAAGAGTGCTGGGGGTTTAAGGAAATATCTTCAGAGCAAAAGAAGTTCTTTGTTGATAAAGATTATGCAGATTTATTAATTAAGAATGGGAATATTAAGAATTTGTGATTATATTTGTGGAAATCCCCAAAATAAAACCATTTAAAATGAGAGATTGGAAAGACCAATTAGACTTAGACAAGGTGGAATTAAAGCCACCCTTTGTAGAGGAAGACTTTGGTAAGATACCAACGTATTACCTATCCAACGGCATTGAAGCATCTAAAGTAGTGGCTGCGTTTCAAGGCGACAACTATAATATAGGTACGGCACTAACGTACTTGATGAGAGCTGGTAAAAAGATTTATGTTAACAATTCTGCTATAGATAGTAGGGTGGCTGATATTAAAAAAGCAATTAACCACTTGAATTTTGAACTCGACAGGTTGAAAAAATAAAGATTAGAAAAATGAAAGAAATTTGGAGAGACGTAAAAGGATATGAAGGTGACTATCAAGTAAGTGATTTAGGTAGAGT